TGGAAATATAAACGTAACTCCTAATTTTTACGGAAGAGTGGGAGTTGATCGCATACCACCTATCGTTGACCACTATTTAAAAGGTCTTAGAATAGGGGGAAGTGCTAATCTATCAATCAAGAGGTCTTAACAATGGCATACGAATATCCAGCAGCGATCATCATCACAGATACAAATGCCCATACTGGGAGATTTGGTAAGGTTCATTGCCTTGCTGATGCCAGTGCTACTTTTGTTGCTGAAAACATAACTGAGAACGGGTCATCAACAATTAATGGCATTACAATGAAAGCCTCAACAGAAGTTTGTGGAGTTATTACAAGTATCACTCTCGCTAGTGGTCAAGTCATTGCTTATTACTTATGAGCATTGCATCAGCACTTAAAAAAGCAGCTTCAGCGGCAATCAAAGCGACTGGTGGAGCTATAACTTATAGAAGAGTGACGACAGGAATATATAACCCTACCACTGGTTCAATGAGTGAAGTTAAAACAGATGTCAACATAAAGGGTGTTGTGAGCAATGTAACAAGGTCTGAAGTTAATGATCTAGTTTCCAGTCAGGACAAACGACTTACTATATCTGCTGGCGATATAACTTTTACTCCAACAACATTTGATCGGGTTGTTATAAGCGGAACAGAATATAAGGTGGTTCAGATTAGTACAAATGAGCAAAATAATACAGCTATCAGCTTTGATATCTTCTTGAGGTAATCATGGCCAGACAGATTAGAGTAGATCAAATTGATGATTTTTTTGAAGAACTTGTTGTTGATCTTGTTCAAGCTACAACTCTTGAGTGGACAAGAAGAGTAAAAAAAGAAACCCCAGTATTTTCTTTAGACTTTTATCCTGATTTAGATTCTTTACCTGATTTTTTTACATTGCCAAATGGTCAAGTAGTCCCTTATAAAAAATCTTTATTAGAACATGGTGCTGGTGGAAGATTGCGTGAAGCTTGGCAAACAAAAATTGAAAAGTTTCAAGGAGAAGTTACAAATAATCTTCCTTATGCAGAACCTGTTTGCTTTGGTGTAAACTTACCACCATCATGGGGTGGTCAATATAGGACAAGACAAAACACTGTTGCTGGCTTTCCAGAACTTATTGCTAAGGAACTTGAACAATATGTTATACAACAACTTAGGAGGAGTATCTGATGGCGGCAGTAGATCTTAATGTAGTTAGAAAAACTATTGAAGAAAGACTTACAGAAGAATTTACGAGTGGGCCTTTTATTCCTTTAATTTTTGGAAATACACCTTTTGATGCTTCTCCTGTTGATGAATTTATTCAATGTACAACTAGCTTTGGTGCAACGAGTTATTTAACTCAAGGAGGAAATACAAATTCGACTAATAATATTGTTGGTCTTATGGTTTTAAATATTTTTACTAAAGAAGGAGTTGGTTCTGGTGAAAACTTTGCTATTTGCAAAAGACTAAGAGATCTATACAATAGAATGACAGTTTCTAATGTTATTTTTGATGCACCTGTAGGGCCTGAGATATTTCAATCAAATCCTGAAGGTCGTTTTCAAACCCAAATTAGGGTAACATTTGAAATATACGAAAGTCTTTAATTATGGATTTTACTGAAGAAATGTTAGACGCAATTGAGGCTGTAAAAGGCACTAGAAATCCTCAATATTGGGATCCTAGATGCAAAAGATATTATAACGAGCAACAAAAAACAAAAAAAGATGTAAAAAAAACCAAAAAGAGTTAGTATATTAAGTAATAATTCTTTTTATTGTTATGGCTGCTGTAAAAGGTGATGTCGGGAAAGTGATGTTTGTCAATGATGGTTCCACTGAAGCATTGATTTCTGGAACAAGATCTTGGACTCTTGATATTACAAAAGATACTATTGAAACTACAGTTCAAGGTCTTACTTCAAAAACTTTTGTTGGGGGTTTGATAAGTGGTACTGGCACTATCGAATTGATTTATGACAATGCTGGTAACGCTGCTTATCAGCAAATCATTGATGATGTTTTAACAACGGGTGATAACGCAGACGCATTATTTGAATTGTTTCCTGATGAAGCTAATAGCGCATCAGCAAAAAAAATAGGTTTTGCTGGTATTATTACAGGTGGTTCTTTCGGTGCAAGTTTGGGTGATCTACAAACTGTAAACCTGACTTTCCAAACAAGTGGTGCTATAACTTCAGAAATATAATAAATAATTTAAATTTCTTTATATGAAAAAAAGAACAATTGATTTGCTCACTGAATCTTACAGTGAACATATGTCTGTCAGACGGAAATATGAGTTTAAAAATGCAAACGGTCAAAAAGTTGTTGATTTATATTTTAGGCCATTAACAAGATACGACAGACAACGCGCTCAGAGCGTAGCAGGGACGGAAGAGGCTCTAACTATATCAACGCATCTTTTATGTGAAATGGCAGAATTAGAGGATGGCACAAAGGCATTTAATATAGCAGATGCACCAAACTTACAAAGAGAATTACCTGAAAACGTATTAAATGAAATTGAGCTATTTTTGTTTGATATAAAATTAGACGTTGATACAGCAAAAAAAGATTAATAGGGGATAGCTGGCTTAAATTTGAATTTTTCCTAGCAACAGAACTAAGCAAAACTATACAAGAGTTAAGACATTCTCTTTCTCAGGAAGAGTTAATTTACTGGGCTGCTTACTATGAAATTAAATATGACGAAGAAAAAAAGGAACTTAATCGTCAAAAGGCAAATAGGTTGTAATATAGAATAAAGGCTTTTTTATTTGTGGCAGAAGCAGTAGTTAGATTAAGAGTTGATGCCAGCGGAGCAACTAGGGCGTTAAATGGTGTACAGAATAAAACAAATAAATTACAAAACTCATTTAATGGTCTAAGAACAGCTATTGCTGCGACAGGTATAACATTATTGGCAAGACAGGCGGTTAATACATCAGCAAACTTTGAAAAATTAAATGTAAGACTTGGTTTATTAACTAAAGCATCTGGAACATTTGCCAGATCACAAGAAATAGCTGCAAATGCACAAAAAGCATTTGGTCTTAGTGCAACTGAAGCTTTAGAAGGTATTACAGACATTACAGCACGTTTGCAGCCTTTGGGTGTTGGAGTTGAAGATATTAAAACAACTTTTTTTGGATTCAATACTGCCGCTAAATTAGCTGGTGCTTCAACCATAGAAGCATCAAATGCTTTCAGACAATTAGCTCAGGCTTTAGGTTCTGGAAGATTGCAAGGTGATGAATTTAGAAGTATTGCAGAACAAGTTCCAACTCTTTTAGCACCTATAGCAAAAGAATTAAATACAACGGTTGGAGGTTTGAAAAAATTTGCATCTGAAGGTAAATTGACAAGTGATGTTGTCATTAGAGCATTAAAAGAAGTTGAACGTGATGGGGCAAGTTCTCTTAAAGCATTATTGGAAAATGATCCAACTCAAGTATTTAAAGATTTATCAAATGCCTCTGAAGATCTATCAAGAGCCGTTGGTGGTTTATTATTGCCAGCTTTAGTTCCAGTTGTAAAAGGTTTAACACAGTTAACTAAAGCAGCTAGCGATTTTATTAATTCACCCATTGGACAAGCAAGTATAATTTTTGCAGGCATAGTAGCTGCCGCAAAAGGTTTACCTCTACTTCTTACTGGAATTAGTGTAGGCTTGACAAAGGTGGCCGCCGCTGGTGGATTGGCGGCTATCGCTTTAAATGCAATACCATTTGTTGCATTAGCTACAGGAGCTACATTATTAACAGCACAAATTATTAAAACAAATGAAGCAAAGAAAAAATTTAATGACATTTTAAATCAAGGAACTGAACAAGAAGTAACACAAGCACTTAGAGATCAAGCAAAAGTTATTGGTGAGTTACAAAACAAATTAAATTCAGCAAAAGGTAGAGATAAAAAGAATGTACAAGAGAAATTAAAAGAAGCAGAACTTGACGCTAAAATGCTAGAGGGCAGATTACAAACATTAAAATCAGATAAATTAATAGAAAAAGCACAAAATAAAATTGTTGCACTTAAAAAAGAAGGAAATGAAGAAGGCAAACAAACAGAAAGACTAAATGATGTACAAAAAAAACATCATCAACAAATCATTGATGCAGCGGTTAAAGAAAGAGATGAGGCAGATGCAAAACTAAAGTCTTTTGAAAAATTCATCAAGCGTCAAACGGAATCTGGAGAATTGTTAAAGGCAGCTATAAATGGAAATGAAAGAGAAGTTCAACTTCAACATGACATAAATAATGCCGTAGAAATCCATGGTGAGCATAACAGGCAACAAATCACAAACCTTTTAACAGCAAATTCTGCATTAGAAGAACAAAAAAATGCAATAAAAGAAAATGTTGAAGGGGCTGGAGAACTTGTGGATAAATTTGATGAGATTGGTCTAGCTATAGAAACAAGCATTAAAGATAATTTGACAGATGCTATTACTGGCGCACAGTCTTTTGGTGATGCAATGATAGGTGTTCTCAATAAAATAAGAGATAGAATTATTGCAAATCAGTTAGATAAATTACTAGGCAATTTTGGTAGTAATTTTAGTTCTGGTGCTAGAGGTGGAGAAAGAACAGGTTTAGGAGGGTTTATAGGTGGTTTTCTAGGTGGTTTATTTAAGAAAAATGGTGGGCCAGTACAAGCTGGCCGTCCATATATTGTTGGTGAACGTCAACCAGAATTATTTGTTCCACGCACATCTGGGACTATTTTGCCTTCAGTGCCTACAGGTGGAGGTAGTTCTGTAGTAAATAATATCACTATTAATGTAGATTCCTCTGGTAATTCAAATAATAATGATATGAATGATAGTGCTTTTGCTAGACAACTAGTAACAGCAGTGCAATCAGTAATAATAAACGAGCAACGTGTTGGAGGTTTATTAAGCTAATGGCAGATCCTTTTCCTATAACAAATCCAGTTTATAATTACACAGTAAATAGAGAACCAAATATAAATGTAATTAAATTTGGTGATGGTTTTGAGCAAAGGTTAACGGAGGGATTGAGTCAAAATCGAGTAATATTAAATCTTACTTTTAACTTATCTCAAACAGATTCTACAACTGCTGTAAACTTTTTAAATGCTCGAATGACAGACGGTTTATCATTTACTTTTACCATTCCAAATGAAAATGTATCTAAGAATTTTGTTTGTACCAGTTATCCTACAACTGTTCCATTTTTAAATAGAGTTATTTTAACTTGCGTATTTAGAGAGGTTTTTGAAGATTAATGGCCATACCTTTCACTGAATTAAGTAAAATCAATCCAAGTCCAATTATTGAACTTTTTGAACTTGAATTAACTGTTGGTGTGCATATTCCTACTGGCAATCCAAATAATTTAGAAACTGTATTTAGATTTCATGGTGGAGCAAAAGGTGTACCAGATGTAAATCATCAACATTTTGGAAAAATAAGATTTAATAATCAAGATTATCAAAGAATAGCCGTTAAAGCTGAGGGTTTTGAAGAAACATCATCTGGGGCATTACCAAGACCGACTTTAACTTTTAGTAATTTAGGCGGTATCTCAAGAACTAATGAGCAGGGAATACAAAATGTAATTACATTTAGTGATTTCTTGGCTTTTGTTAATGATGTTACTCCTAATAATGACTTACTAGATGCAAAAGTAACAAGACTTTTGCCACTAGCCTCATCTATTGCTAACTTAAATTTTACAGGTAATAATCCATACGGTACTCCTAGTATAGATAGGTTAGAAGATAAGATATTTTTTATAAATAGAAAAATGATAGAAAATAGACAAATTGTACAATTCGAATTGACAAATCAACTTGACATGGATCAAAAAAAAATACCAGCTAGAGTAGTCACCAGAGACTTATTCCCTTCCGCTGGTAGATTTATATAATGACGCATTATTCTTGGGCAAAAGATGCTTTTAATCATGCCATGGAATGTGATCCACAAGAATGTTGTGGTTTAATACTGAACATAGAAGGTAAAGAAATTTATTGGAAATGTAAAAACATTTCCAAAGAATTTGAGGCTACTTCTTTTGTTATTGATCCACTAGATTATGCTGAGGGTGAAGATCAGGGTGAAGTATTAGGTATAGTGCATAGTCATCCTCAGGGTTTGTTTGAATTTAGTGAAGCTGATAAAATAAGTTGTAAGTATAATGATTTACCTTTTTATCTTGTTGATTCAAAAAGTTTATCTATTATAAAAATAAATCCTGAAGATATAGATGATGAAAGTTAAAATTTATGGCCGATTAAGAAAATTTATTGGTCAATCTGTTTTTGAAATCAATGCTCATACTCCAAAAGATGCTTTTAGTTTTTTAATAACTAATTTTGAAGGAGTAAGAGAACATATTAAAGAACAAGAATATTGTGTAATGGCTGAAGATATTTATATTACCCCTGATTTATTGAATTTACAAACAGATAAAGATATTAAAATCATACCTATTGTAAAAGGTGAAATTTTTGGTTGGTTGTTTTCTACTGCAATAACTTTAATAAAAGGATATTTATTAAATGAAACATACAATTTAATTAAGCAAGGTATAGAAAATTTATTTACAAAAGATCCAGAACCAAATGTTGTTATTGATGAGCAAGATCCAAGTTTTACATTTACAGGGACTACAAATATTTCCAAACAAGGTGTGCCAATTAATATTGTTTATGGTGAAACTTTAATAGGCACTAATACTATCAGTGCAGATGTTGACACATTACAAGTTATAAATACATGACAGAAATTACAGGAATTATTAGAACAGGCTCGGAACCTGTTTATGTTCAAGCAGCCAAGTTACCTGATGATGGACTTAAATCTATTGATTTCACAACTTTAGTTGACATCTTATCAGAGGGACAAATAGAAGGCAGTGCAACAGCATCAAAGCTAGGAATTACTGTTCAAACAAATCAAAAATATAAAAATTGTCTTTTAAAAGATTTGTTTTTAAATGGGCAACCTGTATTAAAAGCAGATGCAAATATTAATAATGCAACAGAGTCAGATAAAAATTATACAAGTGTCACTTTTCAGTTTCAAGATGGTACTGCTAATAATGCAATTCTTGATGGTAGGGGTACTTTTGATGAATTAACATCTAGTGATACAGGTTTCGGGGAGATTGGTCAATTTGTAGACTTTCCTCAAGGTGCGCAAAACGCAACAGAAAGATCAGCTACCATAAGTCAGACGGATACAGATAGAGTTAAAGTCAGGGTTGAATTTGAGGCGTTAAGAACTATTAGAGATGACGGTAATATTGAACCAACAACTGTAAATTTACAAATTAAAATTGATCCAAATAATTCATCAACACCAATAATAGCCATAAGCGATACAGTAACTGGCAAAAGTCAATCTACTTACAGTCGTGACTATGGTATTACCTTAAAAGAACTTGCTGGTTATAACACTAATACAAGTGGTGCTTCTGGTTCATTTTTTCCCATATCAGTAATTTTAACAAGAACAAATGACGAGGGAGATGGCTCAACTTCTAACAAAATGAAATTAGCTGGTGTTACAAGGATAATAAATGAGCCACAAAATTATCCTCATGTTGCTTATAGCTCTCT